AGGGATTGCAGCGCCTAACCGTGCAGCGTCTTGCATGGTGAGCGCGCCGTATTCCTGGCCTTGAAAGACCACCGGGGCATTCGCGTCATTCATCAAGTTACTCATGCTGTTTCATCCCATGTCTGAGTGATTGGCCCGACAGACTCAAACGTGGCCGTTATGGATAGCTTGCCCACGTTAGGCCGGTCCATAGCCATCGAAGTTACCAGCGCCGTGAATGCGTATGTGCATCCAGTTTGAGCGGTTAAGGTCAAGCTGATCTTGAACGCTGTATCCAGATCCCCTACAGCCATCGCACTGCCATCTGCCGCAGCATCTGGAAGTGGGGCCATGTTGCTTGCATCAAACTCACCCGTGCCGGTGATTGTGCCATCCATCGAAACTCCACCGGCTGATGATCGGCTTAAGAAGCCGCCGTCTGCGAACCCGGTATCGTCAACGGACGGGTTGCTGTAAGTCGCACTCCACCCATCGACTTTAACGTGGAGCGCGTTCGGAAGCGTTGCGCCGCCACCTATCCCGTGAATCGTCTGCTGTGCCATGATAGAATCCTTTCAGTGGCGGCCTCATGTCCTTACGAGGCCAGAACCTGCCAGTCACTACTTATCCTGTATGCATCCTCTTCAATAGTTAATGTTCCGCGATCCATCATCCGAACGTGAATCTTTGCGTATGTCGCGCTAGGTGTGAGCGCCTTGTTAGCCAGGGCAGTTGTTAACTTGTCCGCATGGCCCTGGATTACTGCCGCGCCTAGCCGAACGTCTTCGTAGATGTCGAACTGAATTGATAGCTCGCTGTCGTCGTCGTTGCTGAAGTAATGCTCCTGCACATCACTGATCACGCTGTAAACGCAAAGCGGAAGTGCAGCATCATCCGAACCACGCCCCAGATATATACGGCCACTTACCGCGGCGTAGAATGTCCCTGCCGATTGATCGGCAGTGAGTTGCGTATAGATCGCATCGGTGACTACTTTCTGGCTCATTACCTCAACGTCCTAACGAACTTAGCGATACTGTCCTGGTATATCGTCACCATCTTGCGCTTGGACCGATTAAACGCCGGGCGCATGAATGGGCGAGGCGGCAGGGTCACGGTCTTCGCGCTTCGCCATACATCCTTAGATACCTGGAAGGCCAACCGCGCTGCACTGCTTGCGCTGATACGCGCACCAAACTCTTGAACGGGCGCGTATATCAAATTGGTGCCTACTCGGATTGACGGCTTCGGGCCTTTGTTCTTCGAGCGATCAATCTGTATGGACCGGCGAAGCGTCCCAGTTCGCACGCCTGGCGGCTTGCCGGGAGGACTTGACGGGCCATACTTCCCCCTGCCATGCTTGGACAATATGAGCTTCACTTGCGACTGGAAGTGCCGGGCCACCCGCGACAACGCAGCACGCTGCGCTCTGTCGAGCTTGCGGGTGAAGTCATCGCCATACCATTCAACCTTCACGGCCATCAGTCTGACTCCTCGCACATCACTGCCATGATCACCCCGGCTTGCTGCGGGTTTCGTATCTCATTGATTTGCAGCGTGCGCGTTACATCGCTGCCGGTGGTCGAGTCAACGAAGGTCACTTGATCCTCCTCCACAATGTCCTGGCCGGTTGCTACAAAGATCTTCCACATCCTGCGATTAGATTCCCTGCCGTAGCGCAGAGCTTCCGAAGCGCTTACCTGTTGAATGCGTGCAGGGACACTGGACAGGCTGGCATTGAAGGTCTGTATGGGACTGCCGCCGCTATCCCTGGTCACCGTTACCCTGGTGGTATTGATGGACGAATCTAGAAGATGGATTGGTGGCGTAGCCATATCATGCGGCACTTACCGGCACATCGACCCACGGGCGCAAGGCATCGCGGATCTCATCATCCATGTTCAGTTGATCGGACAAGGTGTAGCTATAATCGCCCAGGCTTTCCGATCTCAAGTTAGGATCTTTGCGGCCCAGGTGGAACATACGCGCCGCCCATATATCAGTGAGGTTCTGTAGCGATTCAGGCACGGTCGCATAGCCTGCGCGGTAATGCACCATCATGGTCTGAAACGAACGCCCGAACCGTTGCGAACTATCAGGCCAGATATTTCCAAAGGTGTGATGATATTCAACCTGCCCCGACTCCAAGTCCACAATGTAATCGTCGAGGATCTCTTCGGGCCAGGTAAGCCGCACGGCGCTACTCTTCGCATTGGTGATATTCAATCGGTGCAGATCAGACGATTCACCATCAGCAGTCACCTTGTTCGTCACCGTCCAGCCTGACCTGGCGTTCAGGGCTGTTGCCATTGCTGAGAATGTGGGGCTATTGCCGAAGGTATCTTCTGACTTGATGATCGTTCCATCTGCACTCATGCTCCGCAGGTTCACCCCGTCATTGTTCACCCAGACGCTGGCGATCTTGTCGGTGCCGGTGTACTGAACTTCCAATGCATCCCCTACGCCCCAGCCGACTCTATACAGGTCAAGCACTGGCCGGTGGTGCAGGCTAAGTACCCGGTCACTGTTCGGCCTATAGAACTCGCGGTAATCTTGGGCAGTGAACTTACGCCCGGCAATGCGTGCGATCCTATCGCTCACGGTATTTATCATCTCAGTTAATAGATCGTCATCGCCGGTGCCGGTGATCCGCAGGTATCGCTTGACGCGAGCCAAGCTGGTGAGTGCTGCGGCACTGATCAATGTGGTACTCATTGCCAAGCCCTTTATACCGAGGCGACAAAGACTTCCAAGTCACAAGACGCAGTGTCCGCATCCGCAGTGATATCAACCAAGTCTTCAAGGCCCACAGTTAACGCGGAGGCGCTAGCGTCCATGATGTCCTTGACTCCTCCGCTGTTATCTCCGGGGCAAATGAAGCTATGCCCAGCGTCCAGTACCATTGCAAATTCGGCATTGCCTTCTGAACGGAACACCAAGACCACATGGTTGGTATCGTCCAGGTTCGTGATTCGTATATATCGCACATCATCTTCGTCAAATTGACCGGCTAGATAGGACTTAGACAAGTTGGTGGATGATGCCGTGCTGAAACCTAATAGCCCCGATTCAGTCGTTGAAACAGTCACAATACGCTTCACCACCTCATTGACCGAAGCAACTGTTAGCGTATTGGTGCCGCCCTGGTCTTTGCCATTGAGGCTAATTGATTCGGTGACCGTCACCGTCATGGTCGCTGCTGTTATCGTGGAGGTCATTTGTTCCTCGCTTTCCTGATTGCCTTGTCTCGCGGCGGGGCATCCATGCCCTTACCAGTCGGCTCATCCATGATCTTGACTCGACCGCGAGATGCCCACAAGTGTGCCAGCCCCGTTTCCATTGCAATCAATTCACCCGCTGGCGTATGGTCGAACGCCTCCAGGATCTTGCACATCACCAACGTAAGGCGTTTATCGCCCTCGCCCATATCATGGCCCCAGGTTCTCCAAAGACCCGACAGCAGCGTCCAGTTCAGTTACTGCTGCCGGGCCTTTAGGAGACACCTGCTTGCTACACTCGAAGAACATCCGCAGCGCCTGCCTCGCTTGCAGTGTCAGGCGTTGCCTCGCCCCGCGAGAGTATCGCGAAGATGGTAGCGAATGTTCCAGCACTGCCGTCACCGGCGGTGGCCGTCACATCCAGGTAGCGCTTCCTTGCTTTCAGATCAACCTGAAATACAAAGAACTTATTGTCATCGGTTGCACTGGGCAGCGACGAGGTGGACCCGGCAATGTTGGAACTGGTGCCGTAGACAAGCCCAGTTACATTAGCATGGCCCGAACCGGAGCTATCCGATTCCGTAACTGCCAAGGCAGTCATGGCGATATCACTAGCACCCAGGTAGCAAACAATGGTGGCGTAATCAAAGCCCAGCGTATCAATCTCGCCAGTAGTATAACTGGCGTTGTCAACAATCGCCGCTGGCGGCGTAACCGAAATGTACTTTACATTCTGCGCATGAATCATCTCAAATCCTTTCGGATATATAAGTCTTTTGCTTACGAGCTAGGCGTAGCCAGAACGACCGTGGGACCGGCGTTAGAGGCATCACCCAAGTCGTGGTTGTTAATAGCCACCCGCTCAGTTCCGCGAATGGCAGTCTCGTCCGTATCGAAGTATCGCTCGTCCGATGTGGCGATGGACAAGGCTCGCCGGTCACCCAGCGTGCTGCTCATCGACAGGTCACCGAAGGCTATGATATTCGTAGACGCTTGAGCGGTAAGCGTAGAGTTGAGCTTCTGCGTGAAGACCACCTCATAGCCCAGGAACGACATCTGGCTACCGGCTTCAGTTTCCAGCCTGGTTACACCACCCTGTGCATGCGCCAATCGCTGCATGGAATCAGCGAACCCGGCCTTACTGATGAACCACTTAGGCACGATACCGGGGAAGGCAGGAACCGTACCCGTGACCGTATGGAAGTCGTTCATGTCCAGCGTGCTGAAGGCAGTGTTACCTGAAGCAGCAGTGATCTTCCCGCCTGCGGGAATCTTCGTCATGATGCCCTGGATGCCGCCGTAGGTTGAAGTGCCGTCACCGTTGAAGCCCGCAGCATCTTCACCACCGGCAAAGGCCGTGGCAATTTCCTGAGCGATCAAGTCACCGACTGCAATGGCGGCATCCTCAAACAACTCGCTGGAGATACGGCTTAACGTGGTGGGCTTCTTGGCAATCAGTTCAACATTGTCTGTGCCGACACTGCTGGCCGATATCGAAGAAGCTTCACCAGTCCAGTTCAACGTGAGGCCGCTGGTACGTCTTGGCACCATGACCGCGTCTGAAGTCATCGGCATGACTCGAGCGTTAGCGCGAAACACTCCGAACTCTTCAACGAGGCTGATGATGTCACTGACGAACTGCTCAGGAACCAGAGCGCCGCCGTCCTGGTTGGAGCCTTCCGTCATCGTTGTGGCTTTGCTGATGATGCCGTTCCGCATCAGCCAGTCAGCGTTACGAACGCCCTTGCTGCCGACATGCTGCATCCACTTTGCGAACGCATAAGAATTAAATTCATTCTCGTCTGCATCCGTTCCACGGGTGAAGCACTTGAGACGGCCACCGCCCCACTTGCGAGCCTGGGCAGGAACCCGCTGCTTGGTTTGCGGTACGTTGCGGATCGGGTTGCGCTGGTGAAGACCGGAGCCGCCTAGCTGTTTCCGAATTGCACTATCCACCATCCGCTGGAGACTCTCGGCAGCGACCGGCTCCTCGACCTCTTCAGCAATGCCAGCGTCTACCGCGTCCTCTTCGGACGGTGCGCCGACGAGGATGATCTCGGTCACCGGCACCGTTTCGCCTGCCTCATTCACGACAGGAATCTCGGCCTCTTCGTCGCCCTGTTTTAGGGTTAGCTTGACCGATTTGATGAGTGCGGCTTCATCACCGCCCGCGGCCTTGACCAGCCCCGGCAGGATATTGTCACGGAATATGCGTAGTGGAATCGCAGGAGTTGCCATAATAAGACCTTTCAGTTGACAGAAAACAAGCTCGCGCTTGCCGCTGACAACCGATCCAGCCTTTGCAACGGGGCAACCGATTCGGCCTTGTGAGGGGCCACTCGTCCAACCACGCCGCAGGCAACTCGTCCAGCCAGGACTTGATTTGCGCTAATTCATCCAGGGATCATAGCGACCCACCACCGGACCTGTCAATAGAAGGTCTTCCCCGCCCGGCGGGCCAGGTGCCATGCCAGCCTCTTATCGACCATTGCCGCCACTTGCTGGGCGGTGGTCGCCCTCTCAGCGGTTCTAGACGGCGGCAGGATTACCACCAGGGGTCTGGGTCTGGGTGGCTTAGGCCGCGGCTCAGCCTCCAAATTGACCGTAGGGAACAATGCCCCGGCGGTGGATTTGGTGACCAAGCCCTTGCTGACGGCGGTGATCAGGGCGTTCTGGTTGGCGGGCAGGGGTGCCACTGAGAACTCCAGGAGCTTCCATTGGCTATGAACCGTCTCGACTTCATCGCCAAATTGCTGCTTGTCCTTCGGCGTAGCCCGCCGATTTGCGATGGACTCGAAGCCGACACTTACGCCGCGAATCACGCCCTGCTGTATCAGGCTCAAAACCGTATCAGGGAACCACTCGCCCTCATGCGTATCGGGCCGGTCAGCTAATTTGGCGCGGGCCATCACATGCTGCGGCTCACGCACGAAGCCGGTGGCTTGGCCTATCGGCATATCGTAATTGTGATTCCAGAATACCGTGGGGCTTTGCATGAACTCCCGCGTATTGACACCGTCAGGGATCAGCACCTCCCGTTCGCGGTCCACATCACTAGTGGAGATCGCTGCTTGGAATTCCCTTGAACCTGCCGCAACGCTCAAGTCTGCGCCCAACTGTTTGCGCGCCATTTCATTTCCTCCTGAACAGATGCACAATAACGCCCAGGGCAATCAAGCCAACCAGACCGTGCTGGCCCAAGCTATCAATCAGCCCAGTTAGATTTGCTACCACGTTACCTACAAACGGAACAGCATCACCGAACAGCACACCGGCAAGAACGCCAAGCGATACTACGCCAATCCCGATCTCTGCAATGTCGCTGATCCATAGCTTTAACTGTTTCATCTGCCTGCTCCAATCTTGAAGGGGAAACGTCAGTTAGGTACTGCGATCAGGTCGCACCTGCAATTCGGGTGCAGTGGCGGCCCCTTGATATCGCGGAAGTCTATTTTCATCTTGCCGCCTCTAGCGCCTTGCAGAACCACATTCGGGCCTGCACTGATAAACGAATCGGATAAGCCTACTGTTCTATTCTTGAATTGCTTTGACAAGGCCAGGCAGAACTCGCACGGGTTCGGGGCAAGCAACCACTTCATGCCAGCGACCACGCCGGACTCCTGCCAGCCTACCTTCTCGCCCTCCACATATGCCAGGGCTGATTCTGTTCTTGCGATAGCCTCGCTCCTGGCACTGCCGAACATCCCCGCCTCGTTGATCTGCTGGGCCAGTGTCTGCGGTGATGCGCCTGCGGCCATGCCCTCGGTGAGTACCCGCTGAACTTGACTCAGCGTAGTGGCCCGGACATTACCGGCTAGCTCGATTGTATGGCTTGAGATGAAGGCATCAACCGCAGGATTGGTAACGTCGAAGACGCCGTCAAACAAGCCGCCTTCAGCTAATTGTGCTACGCCTGCATTGCCGCCCACCGCGATGATCTCAGCCATTGGGCCGCGGACTTCGTCGATGAATATCTGCTCGAAGTCCCGGTTGATCTGGCTGATGATCGCCTCGATATCGGTATTACGCAGCTTGACTCTTGGCCGGTGCTGACGAGTGCTGCCGATGCGCTGCGCGACTATGCCGCCGAATCGGTCCAGCACCTCCTGGATCGCCGCCTGCATCAAGGATATCTTCGATGCTTGCTCGTCATCCCGCTGCGTATCTTCAGCCGGGCCGATTGCCGGGTCTGCCTGCTTCCAAACCATCTCTGCCTGCGAGACTATCTTGCCGCCTCCACATGTGGCAGGCACCGTCGAGCGAGAAGCAACCGCGGCAGGCTCTTGGCCTTGCTCCGCGTCAGGCTCCGCATGATGCGCCTCAACCACATTAGGCGTAGTAGCGGTGCCGGTTCCTGCTGAACCCATAATCATTTCGGCCTTTTCCAGGCTCAGGTTGAACAACACTTGCAACTGACCAATGCCAGCATCTCTTGGCATTAGACCCTCGGCGACCTGCATCACTATGCCGGTGGCCGCGGTGATTTGTGCGCCGTTCAAGACGCTCTCGCTAGCCACCTCATCGCCCTGGGGTTCGACTGGAACTGGCTCTGGCTCTGGCTCTGGCTCTGCCGGTTCTTCAATTTGCGGGGCTGGCACTGGCTCTGCCGGTTCTTCAATTTGCGCCGCTGGCGATTGGAAGGGGAGATTGAATACTGGAGCGCTGGCCCCTAACGGCTGGCCGTTGATCAGCAACGAATCAGCCAGGGGATCGTCGGACGGCTCCAGCATCTGGTCGCGCCGTGCTTCGTTGAGCGTCGAAATACCAGCGCCGGTCAAAGCCACCGCTTTATCTCGCTCGAAGATCTTGTCTTCTGGCACCACATTGTCGTAGGCCAGCACCGCGTCATCGAGGCCAAACATCCCCTCCACCAGTCGCTCGTTTAGTTTCTCCTCGTCAACTTGCAACAGCGGGGCAATGGTATTGCGTAACCAGTGAACGTCACTAACTGCCGCCTGCCCACCGGCCACATGGAAATTGGCCTTAAGCATACTTACCGGCACACCGAACGCGCCGCCTATCTCCTCCACTATCTTGTCGGCTGATCCAAGCGACACATCAGGCATAGCCAGCGGAGCAAGTTCGGCATCGCCGGTGAGGGTCAGGATGTTGCCCGCGTTCTTAGCGCCGCGCAACTTGCGCTGGACCATCTTCTCGAACCGATCCAGGGCTTCGCTTGTTGTGCCAGGCTTACAGATCAGCAGATAATCGGGTCGCCCCATGTTGCGTTCTTGGGCCAAGTCACGCTGCCGGTTGCTTGTTTCAAGTGTCCACGCAGACCATGCCGCCTCCATGAATCCCTTGCCATACCATAGATCAGACGGGTTGGGCAGTTTGTAGTGGATCACCTCGTCAGTCTCGAACTTACTTTCCACCTCCGTACCGGCACCATAGATATATCCGCCGATGAACTCATTGCTATCGCCGGGGATTATCTTCGTCCACTGGCTTGGCATCGTCCAAAGTTCAGCAGGCAAACCATCATCGCCCAGGACGATGTGCTGGTAGGAGTTGCCCGTCATCATCAGGTAGACCCACTTGAGCAGGCCGGTTTCAAATCCATTGGCCCACGGGTTCACCATGCGAAGCAGGTCAGTGATCGGGTGCCGGTCAGTCACCTCCTCGAAATCATCAAGGCCGAACTCCAGAATCTTCCGCGTGACTGACTTGCTTGGCCGGTGATCCAGGTCGCCAGCCAGGTACGCCTTTGACCGGCGGTCTAATTTCCGCGTTTGCCAGGCGAGCCTGCCCGGTCCCATCTTGGGCTTGCTGCGAACAAATAGCCGCAACGGGACAGACTCCAACTGGCGGGCGTTGATCATCGCCGCGATATAGCACCACGATTGAAATTGCTCGATGGCTTGCCGGGAATCGAAGGGCGGTGGCTTTGCCCCCTGCCGCCCGGCGATGTCCATGATACGAACCGAAGATTGGAGATAGGCTTCGCGGCTATCCGCTTTCGTTGCAACGTATGTCATATCTGCCTTCCACGGTTAAAACCTACCGGCGGGGCAACCCACACCGGCAGGCTCGAACAGGCTATTTATTCACCAATTTGTCCAATGGTCCTCATCCACGGCCTCGTACGGACTGGTGCTTATCACCCTTGCTTCCAGGCCGAATGCGCCCAACTCGCGGCGGCATTTGACCGCCAGAGCCAGGGCATCTACGCCGTCATCGTGCTGACTACCCGGTGCATTATAGCGAACCCCGGCGATGGGACTGTATTGGAACTCGAAGGATTCAAGCTCATGACACAGCCAACCGGCGGGGAATAGCACTTCCTGCTGCTGGATAGCACTGGCCAGGCCAAGCATTAACTGCTGCTTGCTGCCAGCCGCACCGCCCGTGAACTTGAAGCCGCTCACCTGGGGGCAGACTCGCTGCATGTCCTCCACGATAGGATCGCCCACGCCGGTACTGTCGCAGTATGCAGGCACGTTCCCGATTGCGGCGATGACCTGCCTGCGAGTCGCACCCCAGTCAAGGCGGAACCGCTCAAGATGGCACACCCGGCCAGCGGCATCCAGGCCGCAGATGACCGTCCAGTCAACTGATTTGGCGAGGTCCACTCCATACGCTACCGGGGCGCCTTCGGCCAGTTTGTCCAGCGTGCAGGCGGCGATGGCGCTTAGGCCAAATGGGTTGCCGCCTTCGTCGCTGGGTTCTGCGTAATACAGTTCGCGGAAGATGTCAGGCGGCAGTGATCGCTTCGCATCTTCGAGTTCACCAGGGTCAAAGATCCCCGCGGCTATAGCATCCTGTGCGGTCAGTTTGTGGTAGGCATAGTCAGGCTCACCGGCCTCGGCCATTCTAGCGCCGCGATAAAACCAGTTGCGCCTGCCCCGCACATTACCAATAGCCCGGACTCGTCCCTTCGTTGCGGTGATTACTGAGCGGATGGCAAACCATGCGTCTTCTTTGCAACGGCTTGCTTCATCAATGACCACATCGTATACATCTTCGCCGTAAAGAGAATCTGGCTTATCCGAACCTTTAAAATATATCCTGGCCCCATTGGTTAAGCCGATCCATAAGTCGCTTGCGTTTTCATTCCAAGACAGTTTGCGCGGATCGCTAGAGGCGAGCATACGCTTGAGCCGCTCGTAGCCTAACGCTTTAGCCTGAGAATAGACGGGGGCAATCCACCATGAGTTCCTGCCAGGGAAGCCCCGGTTCCATGCCCGGCCAAGAATCCAGGTCAGGCACCCGGCGGTCTTGCCGCTCTTCGTGCTGGCCTCGATATAGGAATATCGCGCAGGATCGCAGACCGCTGCTTTCTGCTGCGGATATAGCCTGGGGAATCTAGGTGGTGGCAGTATAGGCATCCGTGCCCAACTAAGCGTCCGTGCTTAATCCTCCAGGGCCGAGGTTGTCTTCGCTTGAATGTACCGCTGCGCAGCAGCCCTGGGCACGGCCAACTGCTTGGCTCCGACACGGATTGCTTTTAGCTGGCCCTGCTGAATGTGCCTACAGACGGTGGGTTTCGACAGCCCGGTGGCGGCAGCAATTTCCTGCGGAGATAAGAATTTGCGATCATCCATGAGGTGGCAGTATAGGCATCCGTGCCCAACTAAGCGCCCGTGCTTACAGGGCCGAGGTTGTCTTCTTTAACTTCTGCACATATTGCTCTGCGGTTTTAGCTGGAATAACCCACGTTTTGCCGACCCGAACAGCACCTTCAAGGTGGCCGCTGTTCAGCGCGCGACTGACCGTCATGCGAGAAACGCAAGCGGCCTGCGCAACTTCGATTGCCGACTTCAATTTGGGTGTTGGGGGTCTATCCATGACCTGCAAGCCTCCGTGCCGTGATAAGTGGTCGAACGGTAACACGCCGCGGCCTGGGTTGTCAAGGCAGGCTATCTCTTCCCGGCGTTAGCCGAGGTTGTCTTCATGTTCTTGGCTGCCCCTGTTTGGGCGGGGCCGCCTTTAACTTCTGCACGTATTGCAGCCCCGCCGCCGCCGGGACCACGTAGATCGGCCCGACTCGGGTTGCATCTGGAATGCGACCAACGCGGACGTCCTTGGTGACGGTCGAGCGATGAACATTCGCCAGCTTCGCCAACTGAGGCGGGGTGTAATACTTTGGGGTGCCGTCCTTGGTCATGTCGCGGCTCCTTAAAAGTGCTAGCGACGAGGGCATTTTCCTAATCAACCGTCATGCCGTCAGAACTCCCTGCCCCCGTCAAGCAGTATCGGCCCTAGTTCAGTCCGCTCTGTAGCTTCCCCGGCATCCAGCCGCTCGATCTTGTCCAGCATAACCGCGGCATCGACCCGGTCACGCATCATGGCCCGCAGGACTTCCAGCGCCCGCAGCTTCTCCCGTGGATTCCCTGTAGCGGCAATCTGGACCGCGACCTTCGGCAGCGCCTCCAGCCATTCGTCCTTGATGAGCCAGCCATTTTCTGCGGCACGCTGGATGATTTGCAGTGACCGCCGCACGCGACCACCGGACTGCTCCATGAGTTGCAATCCCCCCTCACCCCCGCTGGAATGCACGGGGGTTCCGTTGCCGTTGCCGTTGCCGTCTTTGCC